CCGTATCTGCTACGTTTTTGATTCTATGGTGTAAAAATATCATCAATCTTCTTACGTTGACTCTACTGAGGGCTGACGTTGAAGCAACTGGCCCTCTAGACATTGTTTTTTGCCCAAAGATAACGATTTCGTTAACAGCAGGGAACCTTGCGATTGGGTTAATGTGCTCCAAATAAAGATCATCTCTGTTTTGTTTATTAAGATTTACCTTTGTATTGGTCACCGACAATCCAGAAGACGGACCACCCAAAACCGACAAACCACCGCGATTAAAACCAGCAGGAGCAAACCATGGCCCCGGAGAGTTAGAATCATTAAAGGCCAAAGCACCTATAGCAGCCACCGAAGCAGGAGCGGTAAACAAACTCGCTCCATCATTAATTTTTACTCTTGGAAAATAAACAGCAACCCTATTAGAATTCATGTTTTCTCCAAAATCATCAGATGTGTTCAGGATGTCACTAACTGTACCGCCGGTATTATCATACTGACCATTGTTTTCGTATTTTTCTTTATACTGGTCGTCGAAATCAACGATTGCCATACAATCACCACGATCTTCAACAACTTCTTTGATCTCTTGAAGAAGTCCTGAGTTTGTCAGGCCGGGATAAGAAATTATTGTCGCAGGTGTTTTTTCTTCATCTTTGACCATGTCAATTGCTTTTTTAATTGAGTAGTAAGCATAGTTTGTAGTCTCAGATTCGCCCTCGATAACATTTCGCATTGAAAAGGGATCAACTTGTGTTATATCAATTCCATCAAAACCGCCAAACAATGGCAAAGCAAAAGCCTTTGGTCCTCTCTGGGTCATTTTTCTAGAACCAGAAAGAGCCGTATAGGCAGTCTCAGACACTTGAGATCCAGACTCGTAATACCATCTCGCAGTATTTCCAGAATCAGCAAAGCTTGGATCAGAGATTACCTCATCCATAGAGAACACAAATGAGTATTCTAAATTTGTTCCCGCGTCATCGTTTACACCCCAAACTTGATATTTAACTAAATCTAAATAATCTTTTCTGAATTTAACGCCCTTATTACCAGTGGGAGAATCCCCGGCATATGTGTGCTTAACACCTAGTGTATCGGATTTTTGATAATTTGAACCGCCTGAGCCTCTTGTGTTTTGGGTTGTTAGGTTAAGTGAGGGAAAGCGGAAAGATGCTGATAAATTGGTGGCACGATGGTAAAGAAAATTATTAACATCGGCCAGATTCATTGGGATGCTTGTATTTGCGGCCTTAACGTATATATTAGTTACATTATCTGTATCGGTACCACCAGTAAAGGTCGCTGTTCCTTGTCCATTCCCAACAAGATCGCTTGTTGGATTAACAAAAATATTATTATTATCCACCAGAGTTCCACCTAATGTAAGTGAATTGGAATCTGGGCCTGTTTCTTTAGCTGTTAAAGTGATTTTTCTAGGATTACCGCCACCATCGTTTTCTACTCCGCTAACTGTTATCCCCCTTAAGTTACCACCAGCCTGCGCGAGAGCTAATACTGCTTGAAGCTCTGTTGCGAAATTATTTGCTGAGGCACAGTCGTCTGTATCGATATTTGTGGCACTTGTATCCGCAGTAGTGGCAGTAGCCGTGTAAGTCGTTCCATCGGGTAACCCAATAGTAAGGGTCCTGTCTGTTAAGCCAGTAACGCTGTCTACTATAAGGACGGCAGTGGCTTTAACACCGGTTGCGGATGTATCTCCAAACGCATTCGCTCCAGAAGAACTGTCGACTATTGTGAATCCTTTTGGTCTGGCCGGGCCATAAAATCCCCATGGTATTTTGAACTGATCTGATATACTACCACCAATCAATTCTGTGCTCTCTTCTATTCGTATATATTTAGACCTATTGGGGAATTCGCCAATTTCATTAAATAGTAGATTATCAGCGTCCCATTCTAGTTTGGTATTACCGATTCTTCTAGCAACATAATTTTCACTAGATCTATCAAGATTAAGGTTACTATACCTTTCAACAACTGAATCACTGCCTCTGACAACTTCAATACCAAATGTTGACCTACCCATAGAATCGGACCCAACATTTAAATCAAAAATCCTAACATGGTAATTGTGCATCCAAGTTCCTTCATGAAGAGAGTGAATCTTAAAGAGTTTTTGTCGGTTGTTATAATCAAAATTCGCATGATCACCAATGTGCCTGTTGAAAATCCAACCAGTGGTTGGCGCCTTAGCAGCCCGCAAGTGATTTATAGCGTTATTAGCAGCATTACCACTGTTTAATTCTAGAGGAGCCACAAAAGCAACACCGTGAGTTGGGTTTATACTAGTAACATGGCTTTTCACACTAGCTTCAAAAGATTCTCCTAAAAAATAATTTTCTTGTAGGGCCGCCCCATAATTAATAGAATTTATTTTTGCTGGGTTTGTACTTAGCATATTTCTTATGCCTTTACCGGTGGTGGCACCCAAATCAATTGTATGTGTTTCTTTAGTCGTCTGGTCTGACCATATTTCAATGTTAAAAGTCGTTGAGTTAGTATTTGCCACTGATTTTATAAGAGTACATGCCGAAGAGGTGGTTTGCGTAGGGTCTCCAAGAACCTCACCACTAAGAGAAACAGCACCCGACTTGGCATATACAATTGCGGCTAACGTTCCGGTGACATTAGTGGTGGCTGATGCTGACGGCATAACAAATATACCATATGCCGTTGTATTGGCTGCCACATTTCCACTAAAACTAGCTCCTCCAAGGTTCCATCCCGCATAAGTATATGATCCACCGATATTATCACTATCTTGTCCCAGCAATCTAATGAAAGTTACAGGGGATTCTCCACTGGAAAGCCATGCCTTGGCAGCATATAGGCCATATGTTGGCATTTGCCCGTTACCGTATCTATAGGTGTCGTCTGAGGGTTGCGATGATTCGGCACTTTGCGGAGACCCAAAAATAGTTTCCAAAGTATCTTTATTTCTAATGATAACTGGCTGCATAGCGGGGCCCGCAGGAGCGGTGCCTATAATAATAACGCCCGGATCTGGTTCTGTTAATGGGAAAGTAGACTGGTCTTCTTCTCTTGTCTGAACACCGGGTGATTTAAAATCGAAATCTGTAATGGCCATTTATATAATTCTCCTATGATTTTATCTAAACTAAATAGTGCTATATCGTTGCAAACGCATTTTAATGAAAAAACGATTTAATTTCTATCTTTTTATAAAAGGATCGCCAATAATAGCTCGTTCCGAACCTATTTCTACCTTGACTATGGTCTCTCTTTTAGTTATAATTGGCTTATCCCTGTTGTTGGGGTCACCCAGCAAGTAACCAGAAACTTTTACTTGAACTTTAGTTTCAAACATGCGCTCTTCTTCAGCCATATTATCTAAATTTTTGGTTTCAGCAAAGTCTTGTTGTATAAACCCTTCGTAGCTCCAACCTTCATTGCTAAAAATAAATCCATTTATTTGCCCAGTGGTAACAATAAATGGAGTCATTAAGTCATTCATTTGCTGTTGATACTCCGATCTGAGTGTAACTGAATACATAACAGTAATATAGGTTGGAACAGGCGCCATATAATTATTATATACAGTTCTTCTTACAGTTTTGAACGCCGGCCTATCTGTAGAGCTAGCGTTTGGAGTTTTTAGTATTTTTGATTTTTCAGAGTTTTCAAAGTTGTTAGTTTTCTCTTGATTTATCTCTTGGTGGACAATAATCGACCCACCTCCGGCCCCAATATTTGTTTCCTCATAGTGAGCTTGAAAGGTGCCCTTAAATCCGGGGTCTTTTGAAATTGAATCTCTGTGGACCGTTATTAGCGGCATAATTAACTTACCAGCGCTGTCTCTTGTAAGTTGGTTGCTCTTAACTTGAAATGCTCTTTCTGCCCCTAGCCACAAAACAGGAACCTTCTTATAACCATCATTAGTATTAAGAGATATATTAACAAAATCTTTAACCCAATTGTAAAAGCCTGTATCTATATTTTCAATTGTTGATGGCTTTACGTTCTTTTTTATCTTAGCTGGCATTGAATAGTCCGTCCCTTGCTCTGATACAGTCTGCTTGTATCTCAAATCGATGTTCAGGTTGTCCGAATAATAGTTTTGGCTCCATAAGCTTTACAATCTCATAAAAAATATCACCATATCTCACAAAATCTCCTTCACGAACAAACAAGTCCTGATCTTCGGTCAATCTTCTTTTGTGAAACTTAACATTAATCTTTGTTAGCTTGTCAACTCCCATATTCGAAGCATAGGTACTCTCAACCCCTTGATATTCGACAAGAGCATGAACTCTTATGGGTGGCAAAAAAGTCTTCTCAATTGCCTCTCCGTAAAGAGGGTGAAAATTAGTATATTGTACGTCAATAGAGAAATAAAGGATCTGCTGCCCTACTACTCTTTCGATTATCTCATCGTTAACCTGTTTAACAAGATCTCTTTCCTTCTCTCCTAAGAATAAAGGAGGTGGCGGCTGTTCTGGTTTTTTCCACTTGTTATCTGACATCTCGTTATCCTACGTAAACCTTAAGAGGAACATCAGCTAAGACGTTTTTAGCGTTTTCAGACATTTCATTATCTTGTGCGACTAGTTTTGGATATGTCATCTCTTCTAGTTGTGTTTTAAGCTCTTCTCTTAGCTTATCCTGCTCGCTCTGAGCCTGAGATAGCAAATCTGAAGCGTTGAGTGTTATATTATCTCCGGGAATCGGTATAGACCCACCGAATTTACCTCTGATTTGCCCTAGAGTCTCTTTTGAAAGGGCAAGGGCGAATCTTCTAATCCACTGCTTACCTATGGAGTTAATACTTTCATACGCTATATTCTCAAAGGGAAGTGTATTCATATTGTTAACACCATTTTGCCCCCCTTCACCTTCGTCTGTAAATGGCTCCTCAGAAACTGAGAACCTAAACCAGAACCTTTCAGGGGAAACATTGTCTGGTGTTGGATATATTCTTAGCTTGTTATCTATAACCTCATAGGAATAATGGCTTGTTCTTGTATAGAGGTGGTCTTCATATGATATAGCCTGCATCTTGTTATGCCAAGCTGGTATAACTTGGAAGGTTGAATCATCGGCATATTGACCATACGTATGCATATCACCAACCACATTTAAACCGCCGTAATACCCGTAAAATCTCCACATCTGTCTAGGGGTTATATAGTACACCTGTTTGATTGAAACGCGCTTATTGCCCACTTTACCAGAGAATGGATAGCCTCCCTCAGTGTCGAGAGCCTCTACTATTGACTGAAGGTCATAATCTTGCTTATTTGAAACACTCTCGAAAGAAGCAGAATATATTGGCGTTGTGCCACCAACAAGAGCATGTGTAGAAAACACATCAGATATTCTAAAAGTTGATTCAAATTTAAATTTTGGATACTTTAGCTCAATATTCTTTGTGCCATCATCGGTCCTTGCTCCCTGATGATTAAACGACCCGGTTGAGGACCCTAGAGCATGTCCTAGGACATTTTTTGACTGGTGAAGGTTGACAATATAAGAATATTCTAATACTGCCTCTTCATAGTTCGCATATACACTACCAGAGGTCAACTCTATATCTAGAACTTCACCGCCAAGCTTCTTGTATGTGTACGCAACTTGAGAAATAGCTCCGGTTACAAAAGCAGCAGAACCAGTGTAGTATCCTATAGGGCAGGCTTTTGCCACATCTGAATCTTCTGGGGAAGACCCGTCAAAGGAGACTGTCTTTGGTAAGATTATGGCGCTAGTTGTTGAAGTTGGTGTTAAAGTTGGTAATGACATTCATGAAACCTCCGGTCTAGTGTAAATAGTCTGATATCTATTGTTCGGCTTCAATGGCTTTTACAATGTTTGCCTTTGTCATTCCTGTTGATACTTTAATGTTCATGTCTTTTGCCAAGTTAATGAGCGCTTTCTTGGTCATTTTCTTAAAGTTGGGCTTTTCCTTTGGGGTTTCTTTTAATTCTGGTGTAGGCTCTGACATCTTTAGCATTGGTGCCCTGACCTCAATATCTTCTTCGACCTCGGGAACCTCGGGTTCTGGGGTATCCGCAAGAGCGTTAAATGTTGGTTCAAAGGTTTGTAAAATTTTGTCACAAGAATTTGACACATTCTTCATTCGCTCAAGCACAACCGAGTTGTCTTCAACAACCTTGGTTAGTTTTGCTTCTTGTTCTCTGGCCCTCATTCTTTCAATTCTTCGCTGTCTTCTGAGGCGTTGTGATCTTTTAGCCATGGTAACTCCTTTTTGTTAAATAATTAGTCTCAAATAGAAAAAGCCCACCGAGGTGAGCTTAGTCTTAATGTTGTGGAGATTATTGATTAGTCGTAAGTGATTCCATCTTGTTCGGTTGCAGCACCATACGTGTACCAGTTAGTACCATCTGTCATAACTTCAACGAAGTCGCCTTGTCTTGCTTTACCATCTTTAAAAGTAATTACATCGACAGCACCACCAGTAGTAGTATCTCCGGAACCCGCAGCATCTTCGGCTGACAAAATAACGCCATACATGTTATCGCCGTCAGCAACAGTAGCTTCGATTGTATAGTCGGCAGATTGCGGTCTTGATACAACATAAAATCTAGCCCACCAGCCTGATCCAGCTTCTGAGGCATTTGGTAGAGTTACAGCAAACTCTGTGGCAGAATTTAGCATAAAATATGTTCCACATTCTGCTACACTTACAGTGTGTGCAGCGGTAAGTTCTTTAACTTTCTTTCTATCCGCAGAGTATCTTCCTAATTTAGCCATTTATATAATCTCCTATATTCAATAAAATGTTTTGCGTTTAACTCGCAATCATTAGTAAATAGTCGTCCGAAAAAGAAAACCCCCAACCAAAATGGAAGGGGGTATCTTTTTAACCTACTGGTTTAGATTAGCTTGCGCCGCTCTCTCCAGCAAGTCCACGAACGATAACCAACCCGTACATATCAGAGCGAACCATCTTCTTCGCGTAACGGGTCATTACCCCTTTACGTGGTACGAAGTCTTCAGGTCCGAAGATAGTAGGTGTGGTTTGTAGAGGCACGTAAGGTGCGTATACGTATCCGCTTTCGAGGAATGAGTTACCCTTACGACCAACCAAGAGTACATTTCTTGGGAAGTAAGGATCGACCATAACGTCGAACTTGCGATTAAGGGCACCAACCTTAACAGCACCAATGTCGCCTTTATCAGCGTCAGCGGTGACGTTAGCGCGGAATCCAGAGGTGAACTCAAGGACGTTAGCAACTTCTGGAGAACAAACTACGAAGTTAGCACCGCCACGGAGAGTCTTTCTGTGGATTTGAGCAGAAACATCATTGATGGTCTCAATGAGAGTTTCATACCATTCGCTAACAGTACCGGT